ATTAGAACCATTACACCAATAAATGCAATCTGGTTTTAATATATTTTCCCACTCTTCCACCCATTTAATTATTTTTTTATTATTAAAACCATGCATTTTTAAATTGAGTATTATATATTTCTATTATATAATGTCTTCGTTAACAGAGGTTCCCGAATATGTGCCTCCTGAACCGTTTAAGCTCGTCTATCCAGATGTAAGCGGTTGTAATCAATTGTTACTCATTGATAATGTTATACAGGAGCCATCTGTCATGGCCAATGCCGTCAATTATAAAACATTGCCAGTGACTTATGGTTGGACATCCACCAAAGCTGACCTTCTATCATTATTACGCTCTAAGTTTACAACGATTGATCGAATTGCGATTGCCTTTAGCTGTCAACAAGGTTCACCACAGCCTTTCTTAGACAATCAACATTTTTTTACTGCGAATGAAACTAATATTTATAGTGATAATATATATTTTATTATATCCTTGGTTCAAGAGTTTCAGGTCAAACAGCTTGATTATTTAGGATGTAGCACATTAACATATCCGCTCTGGAATCAATATTACACCATTTTAAAAAAAGAAACGGGTATTACAATTGGCGCATCTAATGACCAAACGGGTAATATCAAATATGGTGGAGACTGGACACTGGAAAGCACCGGTCAGGATATAGAATCGGTATATTTTACACAAAGCATACAATACTATAAGTATGTGCTTGATTCTTATTATACTACTATAACAACTACAGGCTTTTTGAGAGGAACTGTTTATAACAATATTTTATACTGGCCAGGTTCCAATGGTATAGGAACAATAAACGCAACCAATGGAGTTATTTTAAATAATAGTTTCGTTAATCCGGGCAGTGTAATAGCAAATGACGGAATATTTGTTTCAAGCACAAATCTTTTTGCGGTTAGTGGATACAACCTGCATAGATATAATATAGATGGAACGGGTGGAGTGCAGTTCAACTTTGGTTCACCAACCGCATCTGAATATTATGCTAAAATTGCTGGAAATGATACTCATATCTACTATGTAAGAGTACAGAAAGATACACAAAATCTTCAATTGTTAAAATTCTCTTATACTAACACTACTGTTCCAATATACACATATTTACTTTCAACCGTAGGTGGTTTGGGTCCAATTGCGTTGAAAGGTGACTATCTTTATTTATGGAGGACAGATTTGTTTAAAATGTATAAAATCAATATTAAAGGACCATTACCAATTATAGAAAATAATAATTTTTTACCTACTGTTGTTTCTGGACCTAATAACGATTTAAATAGGATACAGATATATGACAATTATATGTATATTAAGTGGTGGGTTTTTAGGATAGATAAATTTAATTTATCAACTGGGCTTCCTGATTCACCCGATGGTGTTTGGGCTAATTTTCCTAATTCTAATTTTTCTACTGGTATTAATGATTTCAGTATAGATGGTTCTAAACTATATGCGTTAGAATCAAATAAATATGCTATATATCAATTAACCGATTACTCTCTAGTTTGTTTCAAAGAAGATTCATTGATTCTTACTGACCAGGGTTATCGCCCCGTTCAAGACTTACGCAAAGGTGACATGGTTCGCACTCGTTTTAACGGCTACGTTCCGGTCAATATGATTGGCAAACGAAACATTCATCATCCAGCGTCCAAAGAGAGAATCAAGGATCAGCTTTATGAATGTAGTCCTGACAAGTATCCCGACTTATTTGAACCGCTCATCGTGACTGGTTGCCATTCGATTTTAGTAGATGAGTTTACCAGTGAAGAAGAACGTCTAAAAACAATTGAAGTTAACGGAGATACGTATTTGACGGATGACCAATGGAGATTGCCTGCGTGCGTAGATGAACGAGCAACTGTCTACGACAAACCAGGCTCCCATACGATTTATCACTTTGCTTTAGACAACGATGATTATTATATGAATTATGGCGTCTATGCGAACGGTTTATTGGTAGAAACATGCTCGAAACGATATCTGACTGAATTGGCAAATATGGAATTGATTGAATAAAATATAAAAACATTATATATTTCTATTATATAATGTCTTCACAAGAACTTACTGTATCGAGTCCAACCAAACTGATGTATAGTGATTGTTCGGGTTGCTCTCAATTGTTATTGGTCGATAATGCGATAGAAAATCCATCTTTATTTGCTAGCTCGGTCAACGATAAAACATTTTCAGTCACTTATGGATGGTCTTCGACTAAGATGGACGTGCTTGCTTTATTGCGCTCTAGATTTACGACCATTGATAGAATTGCGATTGCTTTTAGTTGTCAACAAGGTTCACCTCAGCCTTTCTTGGACAATCAAGTGTTTTTTACTGCTAGCGAAACATTTCCGTATAGTGATAATCTTGCCTTTATCATATCCTTGGTAAAAGAATTCAAAGTCAAACAAATTGATTATTTAGGATGTAGCACATTAACATACCCGCTATGGAACCAATATTATAGTATTATTAAAAGAGAAACAAGTATTATCATAGGCGCATCGAATGACCAAACGGGTAATATCAAATATGGCGGAGACTGGACTCTAGAAAGCACAGGACAAGATATAGAATCAGTGTATTTTACAAAAAGCATACAATATTATAACTATCTTCTAGATGCTTTTTATACTACATTAACCCCTGGAGGTAATTCTTATGCGTATGGTAATATTCTATACAAAAGTGGAACAACTGTAAGCGCAATAACTGGGTCAACTATAAGCACCAACACATTAAGCTTCCAATACAATGCGGTGATTATTCCACCATATGCTTATGCTCAATATAGAGGACAGGGTGTATTTAAATCTAATTTAGACGGTTCAAATCGGACTCTAATATACAGTGGTGGTGGAACTGGAAATAATCCTAGTAATAATGGTAAATTTCAAAGAGTAGGCTCTATTGTAAATTTTCGCAACACATTAGTAATATTTTCAGATGATGGCACTAGCAACAGTTATATGATTCAAATAGATTTAAATGGACTGGAGTTAATTCCTCTTTTGTCATTTCCTATTTTAGGTTATTCTTCGGGCGCAGCTGCTGATGAAAACTATATATATTCTACATTTTATCCATTCAGCGGGTCTTCTACTGAATACAATAATTACTATATGTATAAAATCGATATAACAGTACCAACTCCTACAGTAAATACTACATTTATCAAAATGTATGATTCTTTTTTAGTAACATATAATAATAAATTTATATACGCATGTCGGTATGGCGCAAGCACAATATATAAATATAATACATCCGATGGAAGTGCTGAATCACCTGATGGTGTTTGGGCAGTTACACCAAGTAGTATAGGACAATTATCTATATCTGGCACAAAATTATACGCATCAGGTGGTTCACAAATTTTCGTCTATAACCTTACGGATTACTCTCTAGTTTGTTTTAAAGAAGATTCGTTGATTCTTACTGACCAGGGTTACCGTCCTGTTCAAGACTTACGTAAAGGTGATATGGTTCGAACTTCTTTAAACGGTTACATCCCGATTGATATGATTGGTAAACGCGATATCTATCATCCCGCATCACAAGAGAGAATCAAAGACCAGCTTTACGAATGTAGTCCTGCCAATTATCCCGACGTATTTGAACCACTTGTTGTGACGGGTTGCCATTCTATTCTAGTGTTCCCTTTTGCTAGCGAAGAACAACGACAAAAAACAATTGAAGTGAATGGGGACGCGTATGTCACCGACCATAAATTCAGATTACCCGCATGCGTGGATGAACGAGCAACTGTTTTTAACAAACCAGGAAACTATACAATTTATCATTTTGCTTTAGACAATGATGATTATTATATGAATTATGGAGTCTATGCGAACGGTTTATTGGTAGAAACATGCTCAAAACGTTATCTTACCGAATTGGCAAATATGGAATTAATTGAATAAATTTAAAAACATTTATTATATTATGTCATTCGATACAATAGAGTCTGTTCCACTTATCTTTTCAGATACATCAGGATGTTCACAACTTTTATTGATTGATAGCACAATCAAACAGCCAAACATTATGGCTAACTCTGTCAATTCAATAACACTTCCCGTCACTTATTCACATACATCTACCAGAGCTGACTTATTATATTTACTCCGTAATCGATTTACTACAATTGCCCGTATTGGTATCGCGTTCTCTTCTTATCAAGATGGTGGGATACATCCTTTTTTAGAGAATGAAATGTTTTTTAATGAAACAGAGTCTTATAATGAAAATGTTACCTTTCTCATATCGTTGATTCAAGAATTTAAAGTAAAACATATTGATTATTTGGCATGTAATACATTAAAATATCCAATATGGATAAACTATTTTGAAACCATCAAAAACGCAGGTGTTACGGTAGGCGCATCCAATAATAAAACAGGAAATATGATGTATAATGGCGATTGGGTGTTAGAAAGTATTAATCAAGACATAGAGCTTGTGTATTTTACAGAAAAAATAAACTTTTATAATTATGTTTTGGATACAAATTATATTCTTTGGTTTAATTCGGGTAATAGTGGGTTTATAGCAGGTGGTTATAGAAGTCTTGCGGGTCTTAACGGAAAATTATATTTAGTAGGTTTTACGGGTACAGCAAGTGTTTATAGTATACCCGAATATAGTAGTGGTTCTACTCCTGCAGCCACTGTTGCGATAACCTATTCGAATAAGGCATTTGGAAGTGGAAATCCAAATTATATAACTGTGGGTGGTTTTACTTTATATATTCAATCATCAGCTGGATTTATATATAATTTTACAGAATCACAATTCCCATTTGGTGTTCCGGCTACCACAAAACCCTCGTGGAACGCAACACAATTTACATTAGGCACAATTCCTTTTGGTTTATCTTTTGATAGTACTAATAATAATATATACTTTGCCTCAGGATCAGGTGGAAAAGTATTTTTATTTAATTCTGGAGGAACCAGTATAACGAATATTACACTGCCTTCTACTACTAATTATACTTTAACCGCTGGTAGTATCATATCAGACGGTGTATATATTTATGTTGTCTCTGCTTCAAATACAAGTGCGATACATAGATACACTTTCACATCCAATACATTAACATTGGAAACTTTATTCTGGGCACAGAAATTAGGTCCTACTTTATATAATTATGGTGTGATTAAATCTCTTGCGTATGATGATACTTATATATACGTTGCCTATGCGACTTTTATTGTTAGAGTATATAAAGATACTTATGGGACTATAAATACAACGAATGAATCAAATAGCCCACAATGGTTAACTGGGTTTACAAATATTTCTAGTATATATGTGTTCAATTCTATATTATATATCATCAACAATAACGTCACCATATATGTATATACAATAGTTCCACCAGCCCCCGTAATTAACTATGTTTGTTTCAAAGAAGATTCATTGATTCTTACCGACCATGGATACAAGCCAGTTCAAGACTTACGAAAAGGGCATCTTGTTAAAACAATATCGGATGGTTACAAGCCTATTCATATGATTTGTAAACAGACCATTGAACACAAGCCTGTTCCAGAGCGTATTGGTAATCAATTGTATCAATGCTCTCAAGACAACTATCCAGAAGTGTTTGAGCCACTTGTCATTACAGGCCATCATTCCATTTTAGTAGATGATTTTATTAGTGAAGAACAAAAACAACGCTCCATTCAAGTAAATGGTAAATTATTTATTACTGGTCAAAAATACAGATTGCCCGCGTGTGTGGATGAACGAGCGACTATTTATGATAAAGAAGGTAATTACACAATATATCACTTTGCTTTAGAAAATGATAATTATTACGCAAATTATGGTGTTTATGCGAACGGTCTTTTAGTAGAAACATGTTCCAAACGTTATCTCAGCGAATTATCCAATATGGAAGTAATTGATTAAGTTTTTCTAGTGTATCTTTTTTTGGTGTTTTTGGGACTTTTATGAGGAGAAGGCGACCGTTTACGCTTGTTAGTCTTTTTATCTTTCATGACTTTGTGTAAATGATTGCGTCCCATTTTGTTACGAGTTATTTTATAGTTGTAATCCAATTTATGATTCGTTTGATTTAAATGATGCTCTATGAATTTTAACATATTGTCAATGTTTCTCTCTTCTTTAAAATGTTCTTTGATGTTTCCATTTTCAACACGAACAATCATAGGATAACCTTGAATCTGATTTCGAATCGGGTGGTTGGATTCTTCAAGAGCGCTGACATCTACTTCCATGATATCGCCATTTACACGTAATTTCCTTTTCATCATTTCCCATTTTGGGCGCAACATGACGCAATGAATACATTGTGGATGATGAAATAATACGATGCCACTGATTTTCATGATATCTTCGTCAAATTTCTTTGTATTGTTTTTATCATATTTTGTCACTCTTGGTCCTTTAGCCATAATATAATATACACCTATATTAAAAATGAAACTCAGGCCATCCATGTTACATTTACTTATTATAGCACTGTTCCTATTTGGTATTTATTTTTTGTATACTCGTCCTTCAGAACCATTTGTGAGTGGTCAGTGCCCTACTACATTAATCAAAGATGGTAATGATTTTTTACTTTATAATCCTGATTACGCAGGTGTCCCTGGCGTCAACCCAATGAAGATGGGGAGTTTAGAAGATTACAAGGAATATGTAGAATGGCAACGGGCTAACAAATTAGATTGTCCCATTTTACATTTAGAAAAAGTATTTGACACACAAGGCGCGCCAATGTATGAAATACGTCCAGATTTTGATAAATCCTTAAACATTGGTGGAATGAACCATAATTTACCCATCATTCAAACGAGCCCAAATCTACAGAGAATGCTCGATAATTCATTAGACAATTCACCATTTAATTCGAATCAATATGAGTCTTACGACAAGCATAACCAAAACATAGGTCTACTTTAAATATTCGTTTAATTTTTGAACAATGTTTTTATTTAACTTCTTGGGTTTGTTTGTTTTAGGATGGATGTATTCAAATTCTTCTAAAAGAGTAGGGTTTTCTTTCATTTCTTCTAAAAGATTTGATATATGTTTATAATTATCCATCAATATTGTTGCCGTAACATGACTTACACTTGGAATTTGACATAACATAAAAATACTAACATTATCTCTTGTGATATTAGTATTTTTTTGCTTAACAACAATCGTATCTTCGTATATATTTTCTTTTACACCGACTTCTTTTTTATCTTTTTCCTTTTTATGTTTTTCGTAAAATTGTATCATGAAATACGCAGTCTCTTTTGTATTTTTTGTTAACAACAATTGAAACCCTTTCATCATTAAACTATATATCGCACTCATTAAGGTTTCTTTTGGTATTGAACCCGTATATAAATCTAAATTCCCTTCTATCATGTAAAAGACTTTAAAATCTTCTTCTAAAGCCTTTTGTAATCGGAATGATTGTTCTTTGTATCGACCATCTTTAATACTGGCTGCTAAATCGTTTAATGTTTTTCTCTCAATGATGATATTCTCAATCAAAGCATCCCCTAAATGTAGCGGCACAATATCAACTGGGTGTTTTAAAAAATCAAAAATTTTAATCAATTCTGCTTCACGTGTATCCAATTGAATCATATATATTGTTTATAACGTATCTTTAAATGAATGAATTAACGCATGGTTAGATTTCTACCACGCACGCGAGTATAAGTGACTACAGCAGCTACGCGTGTGCCACAACAAGTTTTGTTGGCCTGACCTGGTAAAGTAAATACGTAATCCTTAGGACCCTTGTTCGCAATATGGTTACCTTTCACCCGCGTAAAATCACTACCATATACGAGTCCCTGTTTTTTCATACCACCACCACAAGCGTCAGCCCCATTCACAATGGATGCGATTCTCTTAATATAAGGCATATAAAGTATTATAATATTTTATTTTGAATCATGGCGGATAATTCTTTCACGCATTCCAATAAAACGGCTGTAAATGCTTGATAATTTACCGATTTAATATTATCTACTTCGGTGACTAATTCAGGAAATACTTCTTCTACTTCTTGAGCAATTAAACCTAAATATTTTTTATTTTTGTCTGATAAATCATTTCGAGTAAATGAACATCCATTTAGTTTATTTATTTTACTCAAACAATCGGTTAAAGGTGTAATATTTTCTTTTAAACGTTTATCAGATTTGCTTGTTATATTTCCGCCAATCATTACATTGTTGTCTAAAGTAACATCTCCACTTATATGAACACTCGTTGCTCCTAAATTAAATTCTTTGGGATCATCTTTTCCAATATTAATGGGGCCATTATAAGTAATTCCTGTTATTGCGGCATTAGCGCTCAAATCAAACGTGCTTGTGGGCGTGCCATATATATCATTATCTAAACCATATACAAAACTTCCAACTCCGTAACAATTAAAAATAACAGGATTAATATCATTCAAATCATATTTTGGATAAACTGTATCATGAAATCCAATTAATGCGTAATGTAAATCATCAAACAGCACATTTTCGTTGTATATAGAAAAAGCCCCTAAGTCGAGAGAACTAGACTGTGTGCTAACACGATATGGATTCATTTTTGGACAAATAATTCTATCAGCAAAAATAATTCCAAAAAAAGCAGCTGAATATTTGTTACCATCAGTTCCTATAACATTCTCTGAGCTTTTCACTATCAACCCACTGTTCACAGTAACACGGTTAGATGTTAAAGTACTCGTATTTGTATTATATAATACGTTTAATGTGCTGGTATTTGTATTATCAATTACAATTAAACTGTATGTAGATGTATTATTAAACACATTTAAAGTGCTCATATTTGTCAAATTTCCAACATAGAGAGTATCCGTAGATATATTATTGAATACAGTAAGGGTGCTCATGTTTGTTAAATTGGAAACATAGAGTGTATCGGTAGATGTATTATTAAACACATTTAAAGTGCTCATATTTGTCAAATTGGCAACATAGAGAGTATCCGTAGATATATTATTAAACACATTTAAAGTGCTCATATTTGTCAAATTGGCAACATACAGAGTATCAGTAGATGTATTATTGTAAACATGTAACATGCTAAGATTCGTTTCGCTTTGAACATACAAGTTACCATCTATACTTATGTTGTTAGAAACATGAACATCAGATACATTCAAGTATTTAATATCAGCATTTAGAATAGTAGTTGTTCCTAACATTTTTATATCTCCATATACTATCAATGTATTGATACTCGCGTTTCCAGAGACACTTAAATTAAATGTGCTTATATCATTACTTACATTTAAACTTGACATATTTGTTTTACCAAACACAGATTGGTTTCCTAGAATATCACAATTATTTACAATTTTAACACTTCCATTGATATCTGCCACATATTCATTATATGTCATACCCCCATTATTGATGGATAGTTGGTTATCAACCGCTATATTTGTAACTTGCCAATTGGATTGTGTAATATAATCCATGATTTGGACTATGGTTTGAATCCGTTCTTGATATTTTACTATATCTACTAAGTAATACCTTTCTTGACTTGGAACATTAGTTGGCATATTATATAAAAAAAATATATAAATATTAAAAAATAGTAATAATAATGGAAGAGCTCTATAATCCTTATAACGATAAAAATAGTGAAATCTCTAAAGAAAATATTAAACAGCTGTTTGAGTCATTTAATATTTTCTATACCATTCACAATATAGATTTATTTAAAAGAGCGTTTATTCATAGGTCTTATGTAAATGACATGACAGATTTAAAATTGGTTCAGCGTCCTTATAATTGTATTGAATTAAAAAAAATATCGAATGAGCGTCTTGAATTTTTAGGAGATGGTATTCTAGAATGTATCACGAAATTTTATTTGTATAAACGATTTCCGGACGCAGATGAAGGGTTTATGACAGAAAAAAAGATTAGTTTAGTCAAAAATGACCATATCGGAAAATTAGCTTATAAGCTTGGTCTTAATAAATGGTTTATTATTTCTAAAAACGCAGAGGAAAAGAAAATTAGAAGTAATTATAAAAAATTAGGATGTTTGTTTGAAGCCTTTTTAGGCGCCCTCTTTTTAGATTCCAACGAAATGAAAATTGATGATTCAAGCAGGCTATTCTCCAATTATTTTAATTGTGGACCAGGATTCCAAATATGCCAACTATTTATTGAGTCCATTTTTGATAAAGTAGTGGATTGGAATGAAATTTTAGAGAATGATGATAATTTTAAAAATATATTTCAAGTGAAAATCCAAAAAGAATTTAAGAAAACACCTGAATATATTATCCTAAACCACGATGAAGAACTAAGGTATACAATGGGTGTGTTTTTATCTTTAGAAGATTCACACGGTAAAAGCCCTGATTCAGCTATTCCTTTTGAAAAAATAAAATCATTTGAAAATATTAAAAAACATAACCACACGTTTGTTTATTTTGCTTCGGGAACTCATAAGATTAAGAAAAAGGCAGAACAAATCGCATGTTTTGAAGCACTAAAACAAATAGATAAACTCATGTAAAGTATTTTATTCATCTACTTTATATGACATTAGCATTATATAAATTATTACCCGAACAAAGAGGTCTTGTTTTATTAACAACCACCATTATTGAAAACTTAACCGCTCGTTTACCATCAGTAAAAGAATTTCAGGAAGAGTTAACTGTCGACTTTGTGGACCGAGAGATTATTGGTAAAGCAATTAAACTAGGAGAAAAGATAGTTCTACAAGGATTGGTAAGAAAGAAGATGAAGCGGGAACCGGTAAAACGTTCTTCCGTATTAGCAGAAAATAGTTTAGTAAGTGATATCACAGACGATGCTTTGTTAGAAAAATACAATAAAGAAAAGCAACTGGTGATACCAGAAAGCGTTTATTTAAACAATCGTGTAGAATTTATTGAAAACATAAGACGTAAAATGCTTAAGTTACGATTTAAAAAGGATGATGCTACATGTGAATCAAAAAATACAAAAGAATTTGAACCGTTAACCCATCAAATGATTGTTACTCGATATTTAAATTCTTATACACCGTATCGTGGGTTATTGCTATATCATGGTCTTGGTTCAGGTAAAACGTGTAGCTCTATTTCGATTATGGAAGGTATGAAAACTACTCACAAAATATTTATCATGACGCCAGCGTCATTACAGGCAAATTATAGAACACAGATGAAGTTTTGTGGAGACCAATTGTTTAAAACAAATCATCATTGGGTATTTGAAGAATATGAAGATAGACCCGGACCATTGATTAAAGCCTTTTACGAATTAACAGGAATAACAGAAGAATATTTCAAATCACAAAGAGAGATAGAATCATTCATTAAATCACAAGGTGGTGTATGGATGATTCGGCCAGATGAAGAATCCAACTTTGACCAATTGAGCGAAGAGCAACGTGGTATTATCGAAGCGCAGATTGATTTAATGATAAAGAGTAAATACAATTATATTAATTATAATGGTATTAGTGCGAAACGGTGGACGAAGGATTATACTCAAGGTGGAACAGTCAACCCATTTGATAATAGTGTTCTCATTATTGATGAAGTTCATAACTTTGTAAGTCGTATACAGAATAAATTAAATATAAAGAAAACTTCGGTTTCCACCGAGATATATGAGGCCATATTGATGGCAGAAAACTGTAAAGTAGTGCCTTTAACCGGAACTCCTTATATTAATTATCCATGCGAGCTTGGTGTATTGTTTAACTTGATTGGTGGTTATACGTTTGCGCTTGAAATTACTCTCAATGTGATTGATACTAAAATCAACGAAGACTATTTCAAACATTTATTGAATATGCCCTTTATTGATATATTAGAATACGATAGACCGCGAAGCAAATTAACCTTGGTTCAAAATCCATATGGGTTTAAAAAGGAATCTGATGGAAAGATGATATATGATGAGGACACCATGACTCGTGTAGAATTTCATGATATCATTATAGATGTATTACAAAAAGATAAAAGATATTCTATACAACACGTTGAAATGCAGAAATATAAAAAGATGCCAGATACAGATACTGATTTTAATAATTATTTTGTCACATCTGATTTAAAGATTAATAATAAAGAATGGTTTCAAAGTAAAATTATCGGAATGGTATCCTATTTAGGTGATAAATCAGAGCTCATGCCTGAAATAGTAAAGGCACCCGATGGTGGCGATATACATGTAGTCAACGTCAGCATGAGCCCACATCAAATAAAGGCTTATTCCATGATACGAAAAGAAGAGAGAAAGTCGGAAAAAATAAAGAAGGGAGTTCAATCAGATGAGACCAATTCTACCTATAAAGTATTCTCTCGGTCTTGCTGTAATTTTGCGTTTCCTTTGGAGCTACCGCGCCCTTTACCCAGTATAAAAAAAATAACAGAAGAAGACGTAGACGCATTATTGAATGATGAACTATTAGAAGATGTGGATGGAAAGTTTGATGAAAGTGATATTGAAGATAGAAAGATGGATAAAGATTATCAAAGAAGGATTGACAAAGTGTTAGGTGAATTTAATAAAAATCCACATTTATACTTTAATAGTGAAATACCTAAACTCGTGGATGTAGAAGAAAGGGGTGATATTACTGTTCTTGATAAATATAGTCCAAAAATGAAGGAAATATTAAGAAATGTGATTAATGATGAAAACATCGGCTGTCACTTATTGTATAGCAATTTTAGACGATTAGAAGGTATTGGTATTTTTAGTATTATTTTAAAATATTATGGGTTTATTCAATTGAAAGTAGAGAGAACATCAAGTGGTTACAGTGTTGTCTTGGACCATGCTTACGATAGAAGTGTCTATTTGGGAAATAAAAAGGTATTTGCTTTGTATACTGGAACAGAAAATAATGAGCAAAAGGAAATCATACGTAACATCTTTAATAGTAATTTTGATGCTTTACCGAATAATATTGTCTCTCAGTTGGCTAATTATTTTCCAGAAAATAAAGATAAAAATACATATGGTGAAATTATCAAACTACTCATGATTACTGCGTCGGGTGCGGAAGGTATTGATTTGAAAAATACACGGTTTGTCCACATCATGGAGCCGTATTGGCATCATGTTCGAATCAATCAAGTGATTGGAAGAGCTCGTCGTATATGTAGTCATGCTGGATTACCCGAAGAGTATCGCGATGTAACCATTTATTTATACATGGCTCGATTCAACAAAGACGTTGACTTAGATGAATATATATCTCTTAAAACACTCGATGGTTCAAAAACAACCGATGAATCATTATTTGATATTATGGAGAGAAAACGTGGTTTGTCGAAGATGTTTTTGGATACTCTAAAAGAAGCATCGATTGACTGTATTGTTAATTACAAAGACAAGTGCGTTCAATATCCTTTTACAAAACGCGCCGACAAGAGAATTACTGGAATTGAATACAAGAAAGAGCCATTGAAGAAACTACAAGTTCAAGGTGACAAAAAACCATTGTTTAAGAAACTAGTCATGACAGACGGAAAATTGGTAAAATATGCGGTTGATACAAGCGTATTCCCTGAAAAATTATATGATTATGATAAATTCAAAGAAAATATACCTGTTCAAATAGGAGAGATTGAAGATGATGTTGCTGTTTTATTCTAATATTGAAATTTTGTAGCAAGAGCTTGAGGAATGGGGTGTTGATTTAGTTTAATACACTCTTTATAATAGCAAAATGATATCATGCTATCATGTATATATCCTCTACCCAAAATAGTATTTGGGTCTGAATTATAAAAATTTACTTTAAGATCTGGTATATTGTAAGTATTATTTGTATAATAAGGTATAACATAATATAAGAAAGCAGGTATACGTTGTCCTATACCATTCACTATATTTTGTGCTAACGTATCATATTTTTTTATTGTATCATTCCCAGATATATCATTTCCACTGTTACCTACATTAAATTTGTATGAGAATAATTCAATGATTTGTGAAAATAAAACTTCTGTAAATAGTAACATATTGTATTCGTGTATTTGTTCTTTTGTACTTATATTATCGACATTTATAGTTTTAAGTATACCACTAATATCATCATATAAATTTACCATAGAAACAAATGTTTTTGAACTTTTGTCCATATTGACTTCATTTTTAGATATATTTGTTTTATCATACGCACTATCATTTAATACTACAAAAGAACTATCCACATCTATAGAAATAGATGGTATTATTTCAAATGTATTACCGTTTGGAAGTTTCTGTAAATTATTTATATATTGACCATAATAATACCAATATTCGCCTATTCTATTCATACTAGAATAATTTGTAGAGTTTCTGTCAAAATAACCATCGGGGTCATTCACTGTAAATGTTATCTTATTATCAATATCATTAATAAAATTATTTGTAATATTATCTATATGTGTTTTTATATTAGTGTAATCAATTGTTTTATCAATCATGCTAGTGAATGCTTCTTTTTTATTTATACCAATAAAAACAAGAATTATTAATAAAATAATACTAAATAATAAAATAAATTCAGCCTTCATATAATATATCTACATAATAATTTAAGAAGTGCATGTGCCAAACGCGCTTCCACATTTAAAATGACTACATTTTTTTAATGTATTTGGACATACATAACGAGTATCTTGTAAGACTCCTTGACCACCACTTAAAGGTTCTCCTATATTTGTTCCGTAATCTGCTATACATTTTATAGGCGCTGGTGTAGGACAAGGAGGTTCGGTTGGTTTAGGAGTTGTTACTGTAGAACATGTTACAGCAGGCTTATTCAATAATGTAAGGATGTATTTGGACATATCATCTTCCATTTTAGACAAATAACTTTTTGCGTCGTCAGCTGTTAGTAGTTGATTAGTATCTGCTGTAAGTGTATCTGGCATTTTTCTAAGTTTAATCATATTTTCTAATTTCTGTTTCATATCATTATAATAAGGACTATCACATTCAGTGTCAATTATAGTAGTGATTGGTTTTTCATCATATATTTCATTCATCAAATTTATAAATTGTTTTGAACATTTTGCTATATTAGCTTCTTTTGGAGGGTCTAAACTTTCATCTATACCTTCATGTGATTTAGTAAAATATATAGCAAATAATATACAAATTACTATAAATAATAATATAATTATAGTTTGCCTCATTAATAATAGTCATTATTTTTTTTGAAGCAAGAACATTATTTTAATTTGTGTTTCTAATATTTTAATCAGTATATCATTTTGATTTTTAATCACCTGCCCCCAATCCACTGGTGGTTGTGGTTGACTTATAGATGGGGTTGATTGTATGAATTCTTGTTCTAAAACTTGATTTTGATTTTGAAGTTGAACTTGATTTGTTGGCTCTGTGAAATCAATCGGTACCGGTTTATTTTTAAGCATTTCATCGTATTCTTTCTGTCTTGCTTCAAATGAATTCATTTTTGTAAGTTCATCTTTAAACTGCTCTATAAATTGTTCATTCAAGAGTGAAATCTCTTCTGATTTAGTAGAAAATCTCTCAATGACGGATTCAAATAATTCCTTCACTTTATCACTTGAGTTAGCAGTAATATTTACAAATAATCCTTTTTGTGCGCATTTATCCCACAACATACCTTTATTTTGAATACTATTCATTTATACTATTCAAAGTAAGTTTAACTTTAAATTATAGTTTGTTGAAATAAACATCTCTCAGTTTATCTACTTCACTATCAGCTATTCTTGCTCCTAAAAAATGTTTCGCGGTTCGCGTCTCTAATAAAAGAGAGATGATAAAATAAAGAACATACATTCCGCATTCTGATGAACCGTATTGATGTCTTATATTTAAATTATTATACTCGGTCAATTTAATATTCAATTTAGCACACTGTTCCACGATACGTTTGTTAAAGTCGGTTACTTCTTTAGGAACCTTCTGTCCTGTTGATTCAAAATAAAAGATGAATTTCTTTTTAATATCGATAAAGATTGCGACCCAATGACTGCCTTTACCGCTATGTTTATCTAAATTTAATACAATACCTATTTTAGTCTTACCTCTTTTGATTTCTTTTTCCATATTTAAACTACATAATGTAGGCCATACACATTTACCATTAATGCGTGTATCAAAATCGATAGGCGATGGACCCAAATACAAAAAATGAGGATATACTTCTTCGTATTGCTTCATGATGTCATCAAATTCAGTACTGCTCAACCAATTATTGTATTTTTTCCATTCATCCAAAGGAGCATCTGGAACAAAATTTTCCTTTTTAATCTTCTTGATCTCTTTTTTTTCTTTTATAATATGGTCTAACCAACATAGTTCATGTTTACAGTTCTGTATTTTTCGTTGTAGTTCTGACCATATTTCGTTTGGATTGGTTGATTTAATCTTATCTTTATTTTTTTTATTCCACATTATTTTTAATGTCATAATGGTGTTGTTGTCATAACATGTATTATTTTTCCTTGTTTTTTTGGGATGACAGTTTAATTTTTTAAATGTTTTCATACATTATCACTATATTTTTTCATAATTTCAACAATACTGGTCTTTGTTTTTGGCTTGAGTAATATATGTTTGTCGATTAATTGACAATCATCTATGATATATTCTATTTTTGGTTCATGAAGTAATGTATATTTTTCTATAACATCTTGCGCAAATGTGGTGAACGCATCCTTGTAAATATCATAATGATTAAACGCAATAGGGGCGTCTTTTTGTAACATATCATCTACAATTTGTATAATTTTTTCTTTATGCTTTAAAACGAACTCTCTTTTAATTTGTTTCTGCGTTGGTTTAGACATCATTTCATAATACATATGACATATAAAACGGTTTAATTACGCAAATTCATACGAGTTGAATTATTAAACTGATTGGGTGCTAAATGGACTGGTGCCTGTCTTCCAGAGCACTCTGTTTTTAAATAGGGTTCTGTTTTTGATGTTAAAGGAAAATGATACAAACTACTATTGAAATCAGGCACATACTCTGACTGGTTTGATTTTTGAAGTGCCATAAATTGATTTCTCAAACGACTTTCTGTATCAATCTCATTTAAATAAAAATCAACAGGTCCCCTGTATCCAGGATTAAATACGGAAGTAGAATATTGATTGTAGTCGAATTGTTTTACTGATGCCGGTTTTCTCTCTTCTATGATAGGGAACATGTTGTATTTCGTAGACACAGGACGAACGTCAAATAATGGCATTAGACTTTGAGAAGGAAATAATCTATCATTAATTTTATTGTTTATCTTATCGTAGTCCATTATTATAATAAAATATATTAATTTAAAAATGTAAACTATATAATAGTATGTGCGGCATTTTCGCATTAGTTCATTCCACACAGGAACCATCTGATGCGTTTAAAACTGGTTCTAAACGTGGCCCTGAGATGTCTGAAATGATTCATGTTCGCGACCATTATTTGGGGTTTCATCGGTTGGCTATCAATGGTCTTAATAAAGCAGCAAACCAACCGATGAAATATGGTCAATATATTCTCATTTGTAACGGAGAGATTTATAATTATAAAGAATTAATAAAATGCCACCATCTAAAAGTAACTACTGGAAGCGATTGCGAAGTCATTTTAGCAATGTATGAACAATTTGGCGTCAGCTGTTTGGATTATTTGGATGGAGAATTTGCCTTTGTCTTGTATGATACTGTAAAGGAAGAATTTTTTATTGCACGTGACCCGTTTGGAGTGCGTCCGTTGTATATGGCAACACTGTCGGGGAGTTATTGTTTTGCGTCGGATCTCGAACCTATCTCTAAAACAATTGGGCAATCGCATATTAAGCAATTTACACCTGGAACATACATGTTGCTTGGTACAGAAATGATTCAACGTAAATATGTAAGAGAACGTAATTACTACGATGATGATATACAAGAAGCCGTATATGAATCTTTATGTGTTGCTGTCTATAAGAGAGTGACGAATACTGAACGCCCAGTTGCTTGTTTGTTATCCGGTGGCTTAGATAGTAGTTTGGTTGCTGCGCTTGCGGCAAGGTATTGTAAAGGAAAAGGGGTCGTGTTAGAAACATATAGTATTGGGCTCACGGATTCAGAAGATTTAAAACATGCGCAAACAGTTGCCGAGCATATTGGTAGTCAACATACCTCCATTGTATGTAGCGAGGAAGAGTTCATTCAAGCAATCCCCCATGTCATTAAAGATATTGAATCGTATGATACAACCACGGTTCGCGCGAGTGTTGGTAATTGGCTCATAGGCAAATACATTAAAGAGAATAGTCAAGCAAAAGTTGTTTTGAATGGTGATGGCGCAGATGAAACATTTGGCGGTTATATGTATTTTCACGCATGTCCTTCCTCACAAGAGTTTGATAAGGAATGTCGACGTCTTTTATCCAATATTCATTGTTTTGATGTATTGAGAAGTGATAAGTCCATTTCGAGTCATGGCCTTGAGCCTAGAACGCCTTATTTAGATATATCTTTTGTTCAGCTATATTTAAATATACCGGCGGACACAAGAAACCATACAGTGAATAAACAAATTGAAAAACATTTCATTCGTTCTACTGTATATAAGTTGGACCCATCTTTATTACCAAAAGAAATTCTATTTCGTAAAAAAGAAGCGTTTAGTGACGGTGTGAGCGGATTACATCGTTCATGGTATCAAATAATACAAGAACGACTCACAGATATGGTATTTGATGAGAAAGAGTATTTATACAATCCTCCTATTACAAAAGAACAGAAATTTTATAGAGAGATATTTGATAAGTATTATCCTAAATGCGACCATCTAATACCGTATTTTTGGATGCCAAAATATGTAAATGCGACAGATGCTAGCGCAAGAACTTTGAGTTTATATTCGCTTCACATAGTCTAGAATCTTAATCAATAATTCTTCTTGTGATGTATTTTTTTGAAAGATAATACATTCGTTCATTTTTAAACTAAAGATTCGTCCATAATTTTTACACACAATCACGATTTCATGTTTATTATTTTGTTTAATTTCTATAATAAATCCACCCTTCATTAATTTCATAGATTCTTTTTCATTTAATTTAAACCATCTTAGATAACTACCGTATTTTAGTTCGTCTATTTCATCAATATATCTGTAATTGGTCAATAACTTATGGTATAACTTTAATTCATCTTTGTCAAATAACATTTTTTGTAGAATGTTATTTTTCATTTCTTTGATTTCACCCGATGATGTTAGATTACTGTTTTTTAGCTCATCGGCAATTAAGTCAAGGTCATCTTCATCCATTATAGTATTACATTTTATTCTCTAATCTCTAAATTTTAATTAAAAACATTAAAAAGCAGAAAACCCAACTTCATTCGCCGCGACTGGTTCGTTCATATAAGGGATACCATATTGCTGAGTTTGTTCATAATCACTGTTTTTGCCAGGTGGTTCGCGAAGTTGGTCAAAATTGGTCGTGCTTTGATTTGCTAATTGGGGTGGAGCCATTAAATTCATGCCTGTCATGGATTCTTTATTATCTACCTTCTTTTTTTTATCTTGACAATCGCCTTCACAATCATCAAAATTTTCTTTGCTTAATCCTAATAAAACAAATAATTTGTTCAACAAAATGGTAGATTTTTCATTTAAATTTTTATCTAAACTAAACAAAACAATTAATAATGGAAGCACTACTGGCAAAAAGTTTATCGTAGGATAAGGATTTTTCGTATAAGTTGGAATGAATAAAATGAGTTTATGAATAAAAAATACAAGGGTAAATAATAATACTAGATGAATCACTATTTCTGTAGCAACTTCAATAGGTGATTTACTTCTATCTACCGGAGGTAAATAGGTTTTGATTAATTTATTCAATAGTAATATGGGTATGATTGCCAAGATAAGATATTGTAACATATTGATAATTTCTACTTTTTCACCTTCTGAGAGTGAAAACATATAATTCACAAAAGATGAACCACCTCCGCCAATTAATAACTCTTCTTTCTCCATTTATATAGAATAAGAAATTAATTATTAATTGCGTAATTAGTATAAAATGTTTATGAATCGTTTATTTATATGAGTGGTTCTGCTGGATTAGCCTCTGCTAGAAGAAGACGAGCGGGTGGACAGACGAGTCAATCTGCTCCTATTCAACAAAGTCCTGAACCAAATAGTCCACCACAAAATACTACAATCGACCCTTTAGCATTACTTCTTAAACACAATGAACTTATTAAAAAAGTATTTCAGGAAGTAGCAACTTTAAAGGGTGAAGTAAAAACTCCTGAACCAGAAAGTAAAGAAACGATTGAATATTTTAAACAACAATACTTGAATCTTTTAGAAGAAATGAAGGAAATTAAAAAAACATTGCTTAAGATACAGACATTCTCCATGGAGACAAATTTAGAAGTGATGAAGTTAAAAAAAGTCGTCCCAGAAGAGAGTGTATAAAATTGAATGATATAAATACTTTTAATTATATCATACAACATGAAATTCCAAATCAAAAGCGAAGACAAAGCGGTTGAGATTATTGAAGTATTAAAGATAATCAAAAATTTAACAACCAGCGCTACATTTATGTGTACACCGGAACACATATTTATACAAATTATGGACCAATCCCACGTATGTTTGCTAAACATATACTTTCCATGTACCTGGTTTCATATGTATGAAGCAGAGAATAGCACCTTTAGCATAAATACTACTGTATTGGTCAAGGTATTTAGCATGTATACCATGCATAGTTTGATTGAAGTATTCATTGAAAATGAAGATAAAATCAACATTAATTTAATACACGAACATCAACGTAAGCTTTTTGAAATACCTTTGATGGATATAGAGCAAGATATTTTAAAACCCACGATTAAAGATACCAATTTAGATTTTGTCATTAAAACACGGACGCTTGACAAATACATCAGCGAGCTATCTATGTTTGGTGAAGATATTGAAATTGAGTGCTCCAACGATAAATTATTCTTAACGGCTTCCAACCACGAAGGCACGTTAAAAATAGAAATTATGAATGAATACCTTGAAGAATTTAATGTTATTGAGAATTATACATTTAAAAATAAATTTTGTATCAAATATTTACAATACATTACAAAGCTATTTATTATCTACCCCACAATTCATTTATTTTTAGATGAAGACAATCCACTTATGATTACATTTAAAGATACGGATACAAAGTTTAATTATTTCGTTGCCCCAAAATGTTCGGATGAATCTTCGTAATAAATTCTATTTCATTATTATGATTCTATTATTATTATTTCTTTTATTATTGGTTCATATCTATCTTCACTTTATGGTTCATCCTGAAAATTATTTAGCTACTTTATCCCAGACGACACAAGAAGAAATCACAAATACGGTTTATTATAAACTACCTTTTGTCATAGACGGGGTTGATATACAATCAATTGAAATGAAAGATTATAGTAAAATAGGTAAAAATACTTATTCAAAGCCGTATGAACCGGTTCCTTTGTTAGAGCCACTTGTTAAATTTTTTACACAAAATACACTCTATAAATTGAATAAAAATAAATTATTACCGATTCATTCAAATTTAGAATGTCGTAACTTTTATATAGTTCATAGTGGCTCTATACATATGACATTGATACATCCAAAATACACCGATTTATTAATCAATGTAGAAGAGCATTCCAAAATGATTCACCTTGAAGTAAAAAAAGGACAAATCGTATTCGTTCCAAATTATTGGAATGTTTATATCAAAACAAATGAAAAATGTATCATTGAAAAGGCACAATACAGCACTATCATGAATCAATTTAATTTTTTATGGAATAATATAAATACATTTTATAAGTAAATAAAATGTATATGATCAATATTTATGATGATGAACGACAAAAAGAGATGGACCAAATTGTTTTTATAATGACATCTATATTTATAGCAGCATTTGGGGTTTTGTGTGTCATTAGTTATTATAAAAATACGTGTTAAATATATTTATATTGTCGGTATAAATTGCCAACTTAATTCATCGCATATTTTTTTCCATATTTCATCTTGTTCAATCTTTTTTTGGTCTTTTAGCATGGGAAAATATTGTAAGAATTGATTTTCACCTAACAACTCACATAATTTATACAAAGTATAATAATAATTTAAAAAATTGACACGGTCATTGGGGCAAAATTTTAGATCGGAAGAGCACACGTCTGAACTCCAGTCACACAGTGATCTCGTATGCCGTCTTCTGCTTGAAAAAAAAAAAA